CTCGTGATAATGGGCATCTTGAATATATTGACATGGCTAAAAAATGTGATGCTTTCTATCGTGGGGAACAATGGGATGAAGAAGACATTGCGTCTCTTGATGCTGAAGGTCGTCCTGCATTAACTATTAATACCGTCCTCCCTACTATTAACACTGTATTAGGTGAGCAGTCTACCCGTCGTGCAGATATCCAGTTTAAACCCCGTCGTGGTGGTGAGGAAGAAGTCGCACATACCTTAACCAAGTTATATATGCAGATTGCTGATAACAACAAGTTGGATTGGGTTGAACAGCAGGTATTTAGCGATGGCCTGATTATGGATGGTCGGGGATATTTTGATGTACGGATGGATTTTACCGACCATGTAGAAGGTGAAATAAGAATCACGGCTAAAGATCCGTTAGACATACTTATTGATCCGGATGCAAAGGATTCTGATCCGAAAGGGTGGAACGAAGTTATTGAAACCAAGTGGATGACACTTGATGAGATTGAAGAGTTGTATGGCAAGAAGAAAGCCGACGCACTTCAGTTTATTGCAGAAAACGGTAATAGTTTCGGGCGTGATTCCGTGGAATATGAAGAGAACCGTTTTGGTGATCTTGATATGGATAACGATTATCTGGGTGCTGGTATTCCAGATGAAGACGAATATAAAACTGTAAAATCGCTACGTGTTATAGAAAGGCAACACAAACGTATGACACGTGTTGAGTGTTTTGTTGATCCTGATACTGGAGACAGTAGACAGGTGCCCGAAGGATGGTCTACTGCTAAAGCTAAAAAATTTGCTAAACAGTACGGCCTATCTTTAATAAGTAAAATAAAACGCAAGGTAAGATGGACCGTTACATGCGACAAAACTGTATTGCATGATGATTGGTCACCTTATGAAGATTTTACAATAGTACCTTTCTTTGCCTATTTCAGAAGAGGCAGACCATTTGGAATGGTACGTAACCTTTTATCCCCACAAGAACAGCTTAATAAAATAGCTTCGCAAGAACTCCATATTGTAAATACCACGGCTAATAGTGGTTGGATGGTAGAAAGTGGTTCTCTTGTTGGTATGACAGCAGATGACCTTGAAGAACACGGTGCAGAAACAGGTCTCGTTGTTGAATACAACCGAGGTTCTACACCTCCGGTCAAGATACAACCAAACCAGATTCCTACAGGTTTGGATCGTATTGGTCAAAAAGCTGCACTAAATATTAAAACTATTTCCGGTATTAACGATTCTATGTTAGGTACGGATAGCGCTGAGGTATCTGGCGTTGCGATACAGGCCAAGCAGAATCGTGGTGTCATAATGATACAGGTTCCGCTAGATAATCTACGGAAAACAAGACAGTACCTGGCGGAAAAAATATTGAATCTTATACAGAGTTTCTATACCGAACAGAGAATTATACAGGTTACTAACGAGGAAGATCCGCTAAAACCCAGAGAGCCTATGGTGGTTAATGAGATGACCCCAGAAGGGCGTATTATTAATGATTTAACTATCGGTGAATATGATGTAGTAGTATCAACTGCACCTGCCAGAGATTCGTTTGACGAGGTGCAATTTGCTGAAGCGCTTAATCTACGGCAGGTTGGTGTGTCTATACCTGATGATGCCATTATTGAATACTCGCATCTTGCACGAAAAGGAGAACTTGCGAAACGTATCAGGGTTATGACAGGGCAAGAACCGCCTACACCAGAACAACAAGAAGCAGCGGCAATGCAGCAACAGTTAGCAATGCAGTCTGTGCAACTTGAGATTGCCAAGCTTGAAGCTGAAGTTCGCAAGCTACAGACAGAAGCAGCGGTCAATATTGCCAAGGTACAAGATATAGCAGAAGTAGATCCTCAATTACGTATGCAGGAAATGCAGTCGCAGCTTGAAGTAAAACAGCGTGAACTAGAATTGCGAAGAGAGTTAGCTGACTTAACAAATCAAACACGCACCAATCAGGCAGAAACTAATGCAGCAACTCGTATTGCAGCAACGGTTATGCAAACTTCTGCTAAACAAACCCAACAACCCCAACAACCTAAACAGGTAGAAATACCTAACATAAATACACCTCAATAGGAGATTGCGTAATGGCAAAAGGTAAGAAAACTGAAGAACCTCAAAATGAAGACGTAATGTTTGAAACAATGCCAGGGGCAGATAAGTTATCGGAAGATAGCGAGCAGTCTTTGGATATGAACTTTGGTCTTGGTGAAGAGGAAAAAGAAGAGGAGACAGAAGTAGAAGAAACTACAGCTGAAAAAGCTGAAGAAGAAACTACTGAAGAACCTGAAGTAGAAGAAACTGTTGAAGAACCTGAAGAAGAAGTTGCTGAAGAAACTCAGGAAGAAACAGTAGCTGAAACTGAAGAGACTCCTGCTGAAGAAGAGGAAGCAAAAGCAGAGGAGCCAGAACCAGAACCTGAGCCACAAGCTAAGAAGCCTATGGTGCCAAAATCCAGATTGGATGAAGTGCTTGCGAAACAAAAAGCGCTTCAAAAGCAGTTGGATGAAGCAAAAGCGGCCCAAACTCCTGCGGAAAATGCTCCGGAAGAATATAACTTTGACGAGAAAGAAGTTGAATACCAGAACTTAGTACTGGATGGTGAAGCTTCTAAAGCCGCTGCTCTTAGGCAAGAGATACGGCAAGCAGAAAGAACAAGGTTAGAATATGAACTAACCCAAAAAGTAACGCAGACCGTACACCAAAGCCAACAAGCAACTGCATTACAAACAGCCGCAAATGAGTTAGCAGAAAAGTTTTCTGTTTTTGATGAAAATTCGGCTGATTATAATGCAGACTATACGCAGGAAGTAATTGATTTACGTGATGCGTTTGTTGTACAAGGCTATGATGTAGTTGATGCGTTATCTAAAGCATCAAATTTCGTTGTTAAAAGTTATGATTTAGTTGCCCCTGTTGAAGAAACAGGATCAACTTTAACAAAAACAACTGCGCCAAAAGCTAAACCTGTTGATGAGGTTGCTAAAAAACGTGCTGAAGTAAACAAGAAACTTAAAGCTGCTGAGTCACAGCCTCCTGAATTACCAGGCGAAAGTAGTGCTGCAAGGGGCGAAAAAGTTATAGATGTTACAAATATGACTGAAGAAGAATTTGATGCTCTTCCTGCGGCAACGTTGGCTAGGTTAAGAGGAGATATAATATAGATGGCGGGTAAAAAAGACCCTAGGCTAGCTAGAGCAGGTGTATCTGGGTATAATAAGCCTAAGCGTACACCTAATCACCCTAAAAAAAGCCACATTGTTGTTGCAAAAGAAGGAGATAAGGTAAAAACAATTCGGTTTGGGCAGCAAGGGGTAAAGACTAACCAGACAGTTGGGCAGCGTAAAGCGTTTAAATCACGCCACGCAAAAAATATTTCAAAAGGAAAAATGTCAGCGGCTTATTGGGCAGATAAGGTCAAATGGTCTCCCAGTAAGACTAAATCACCTTCAACTAAATGGAAAAAAGGAAGTTAATTATGCCACATGGACCAGGAACATATACTAAGCCAGGACGACCACCAAAGAAAAAGAAGAAGAAGAAAAAGAATAAATAGTTATACTATTGTTTTTTGGAAAACTCATGGTAATATCAAATAAATTCGTGTGCCTTTACGATAGATAGGCCGTGTCGAACACGTAAATAACGTATATTCGTCTGCTAGAGACGTTAAACCTGTCGAGATCGCGTCTCGTTAATAAGCGCTAAGTCGTCGCTCCGCGATAGAGAGCAACGGTTTAGCCGCACCTAAAGTCGGCTAGGGATAGGCTTCGGCCTGATTTTTAATACGCATAGGAGGCCAATTATGGCTTTAACTAACTTTGCGTCGCTGACTAGTAATCAATTAACAGCGTGGAGTAGAGACTTCTGGCGTGTCGCTCGGAACATGAGTTTCGTGAATCAGTTTGCAGGTAGTGGTTCTAATGCAATGGTTCAGAGAATTAGTGAACTCACAAAGTCCGATAAAGGCACAAAAGCAGTAATCACGTTGTTGGCTGATATGACAGGCGACGGTATAACAGGTGACAACACCCTAGAAGGTAATGAAGAAGCTCTAAGAAGCTACGACATCACCATCGAGCTTGACCAGCTGCGTTTCGCAAACCGAATTGCAGGTCGTCTTGCTGATCAGAAGAGTGTTGTTAATTTCCGTGAAAACTCAAGAGACGCTCTAGCATATGCAATGGCTGATCGTATGGACCAGCTTGCATTCTTGACCCTCTCAGGAGTTGCTTACACTCACAAAACTAGTGGTTCACTTCGTCCCACCAATGTTACTGCCGGACACGATCTGGTAGATCTGGAGTTTGCGTCTGATGTATCTGCGCCTACTTCTAACAGACATAGACGATGGGACGCTTCCACCAACTTGACAGCCGGTGACGTTACAGCTGTTGCTGCTGCGGATACGATTACTTACAAAGCAATCGTTGAACTCAAGGCTTATGCCAAGGATAACTATATCCGAGGTATTAGAGGTGCTGGCAACCAAGAAGTATTCCACATGTTTGTAACTCCTCAGCAAATGGCTGACCTTAAACTTGATTCAGACTTCCTTGCTAACGTAAGGAATGCTGGTGTACGAGGACCTAGCAACCAGTTGTTCTCTGGCACTTCAAGCTTAATGGTAGATGGCGTGATGGTTCACGAGTTCCGTCATGTTTTCAACACAGCTAATGCAACCACTGGAACTAGCTCTAATGCTGGTGCTGCTGGTTACAAGTGGGGCGCTGACGCTGATGTAAATGGCGCACGTGCTCTGTTCTGTGGTGCTCAAGCCCTTGCTATGGCAGATATTGGTATGCCCGAAGTAGTTGAAGATACTTTCGACTATGAGAACCAATCTGGTATCTCCATCAGTAAGATTTTCGGCTTACGTAAGCCTAAATTCAACTCAGATTACAATGGGTCTACTGAAGACTTCGGCGTAATTTGTCTTGACACAGCTTACTAAGGGGGACTTAAGAGATGGCTACATTTACTTCTGGTGCTATTGATGGAAATAGCGCATTTAAGAACTTCCCTCAAGGTAACGTAGGTGTTCGTATGGCTGAATATACTGTTACTGCTGCTTTGGCAGGTAGTGACATTATTCAGATGTGCGATGTGTTCGCTGGCGAAACAGTAGTTGGTGTAATGCTGACTACAACTGACCTCGACACCAATGGCTCTCCAGCTATTGTTCTTGATGTTGGTTATGGTGGCGATGCAAATGGTTTGATTGATGGTTCGACTATCGGTCAAGCTGGTGGTACAGCTAGTTCGTTTGCAATCGGTAATGCAACGCATGGCTCTACAGCAAGCGCACCAATTACCTTTACCTCTGACGACACAATAGATGTCACCGTAGCAACTGCTCCAGGTACTGGCGCAACTTCTGGTACGGTAACGATGTATCTATTTGTTATCTAACTGGACCTGCCCCCTTTTCGGAGGGGGCGTTTTCCTAAAAGGGTTGCTTAAATGCCAAGAAAATTATCAGAATTCCAAGGAAGATTTGCAGCAGCTGAACGTGCT